TTCGTCGCGCCGGGGAGGAACGGCAGATAGCCCGCGCCATACTGCGCTTCGATCACGTCACGATCCAGCTTCACGCCGGGGGTTTCATCACCCTCAAACGTCTTGCCGAAACGCATTTCCTGGATCGCGCGATAGACAGGCATCCGCCGCAGCCGCCGCGTGACATCCTCTGTCACCTTGGCTTTTTCTTCGCGATATTCCTTTTCGGCTTCGCGCCGGATCGGTTCCATGATCTCAAGCTGCAACCGCGCCGTAGCCTCATCTTCGGCCTGCGTCCGCAGTTTCATCAGCCGGTCGAATTCTTCCTGTGTCAGACCCATCTGTTCCGCAGTCGTGAACACAGGCGCGGTTTCGCCGGAAGCCTGTTTCGCCTTGGCGATTTCCTCATCCGTCGCAAGCATCCGGTCGAACACGGCACGGATTTCAGGCGTGATATTCACGTTCAGGCGCATCAGCGATTTGTAAACCCGCAGAAACCACGCCCGGAATTTTGCGAACACCGACCGCAGTTCGACGCTGGGGGCCTTGCCTTCCATCAGGTAGGCTTCATAGCCCCGCGCCCACTGTTCCTGCATCCCGACATCAATAGCGGCATCCTTCATCATGTCGCCAGTCGTGCCGGTATCAATGGCCTTCTGTACATCTTCAGCCGTCAGCTTGGCATCAGGCATCCGGCGATTTCCGTCAGCCGCGACCGCCGCCGCGTTTTCCCGCCACCACGACTTGATGTTTTCGAATTCGTCAATCGACGCCTGATCACCAGACGCGGCATCGCGCTGCATCATGGTCAGGAACACATGGCCCATCTCATGCTGCAAGGTCGAGAGGTTCGCCCGCTCGAAAAGCTGGATCAGGTTTTTTTCGGGAGAGAACGCGCCGAGGGGGCCGGATTGGTTTTGCTCAAACCGCGACACCTGAACCCGGCTGTCGTCATAGATCACATAGTTGAAAGACCCGCCGCCGCTGTCACGCGACCCACCGTCCAGATACCGATGGCCGGGAATGCCAGCAGCGCGCAGGGCTTCGGAAACAGAAGCGTCATCAGAGGTTTGCTTGCCATTTTTTGACGCATAGTAAAGCGCCAATTCTCGATACAAATACTCACCTGTCGCCTTGCCGGATGCGACGGTCCTTTTGAAAACACCGCCATATCTGTAATTGCTGAGTTCTTTGATCAGCGGCTTTAGCTTTGCCTTCACCCCTTCCGGCTGATCCTTCAGCGGCGCATCCCAATTCAGCAGTTCGGCATCGTCAGGGATTTCGACTTCGTAGAGACGGCCACCAGATTTCAATTTGGTTGCATCAATAGCATCGATCTTTTCAGGGGACGCCAATCCAGATCGCTTGGCTGTTTCAATGTCTCCTTCAGCCAAGGTTATTGCCCACGCCGCAGCGGCAATTGTATTGCGGCCAGCGTTCCGATCCATCTTCCGGCCATTATACCACAGGTCTTGCGTCAGCTTACCCCGATAATACTCCGCAACCTCTTTCCGCCCCGCGAAATACAGCCCCCAGCCGAACGCTTGCGCGCCTTCGCCCGTGCCGATAGCCGACAGGCTGAACTTCGAGAACAGGTGCGGCGATCCGTGGAAGGCGGATTGGAACAAAATCCGAGGATCAGCAGGATCGAACGTCCCACGGTTGAAGACAGATTTGATCTGCGTGGGGAACCACGCGACATAGATCGTTCCGCCAGCTTCACCACGATTTCCATAGCCGTCTGAAACAATACCGTCATAGCCCGTGATTTCCATCACGACTTGATGCGCGCCGACCTTGTTTCCAGACACATTTCCAAGTTCTGCGATTTGATCGATTGCGCGATCTTCGTTAGCAATAATTGATGATACTTCCCGAACCGCCTGATCTCGCGAAATTGAATATGTATCGACAAAGTTCGATATGAAAGTGTCCCGGTAATCCGCAGTTTCGCCTTGAGCAATTTCCGCGTCGATCATCTTATCGATAATCTTTCGCAATACCGCAGACGAAAACCCTTTTTGATCGACCGACATCGGCTTTGACATGCTAACATAGGCTTCAACAACACCACCACCATCGCGGCCCGTGTATCCTTCAGCCGTGTCCCGGTCCGTTGTCAGATAAAAGCCATAGCCTTCTGCCGCGCCAGTGGAGCCGATAAACTTCGGATCGAACGCAAAATCTTTCCCGACATCAGCCCGCGTCCCATGATAAACCACCAGCGGCTTACCATCGGCATCGACCACGACGCTATCACCAAACCACGCCTTGAACGCCGCGCTTTCCGTCGCGATCTGGCCATCCTGGGCGTATGATTTTTGAGGTTCTCGCACCATTTCAGGATCACCGGAAGCGTTGATCGTGCGACCAGTTTGAGCAAAGCCCATGCTTTTGTAGAAAGACACAAGGCTTCCCAGCTTGGTCTTCTTGTCCAACGGAGACGCGGCCAATTTAACGGTCATCCCCAAAGCGTCAGTTTCCATCAGGAACGACGCAATGGCTTGACGTGCCGAGCCTTGCCCTCTTTTAGATGCAGGGGTTCTGATAGAAATGATTTCGGCAGATGCGCCATCTGACGAAACGCCATAAATCATCGTCGTGTCGCCAACCTTCACAGTTTTTGACCCGCCGCCGCGCGACATATCAAATCCGCCGCGATCCTGCCCATACATCCGGTCGCCACCGGCCTGATCCCGCTCAATCGCCGCGCGGATTTCATCATCGGTGTTATCCAAATTCAGCCCCAGCCGGTTCAGATACGCTTCGATCTCATTCAGATACCGATCATTCTCATCGAACGCGACTTCATCGACTTCAGTCCACGGTTCAGCGCGGGCTTCAGCTTCCAGCGCATCGATCCATGCCTGTTCCGACACATACCCGTTGCCGTCATCCACGCCACGGTTCTGCATCATCGGCACGTCAGACAGCGGGATATTATCCGCGTTCTTCAGCCCGCCCCTACGGAACAGCCCCGGCGCGCTTTTCGGATTTACCCCGCGCGCTTTCAGTTCAGCAGCCAGAGGCCCAGACGGATCAATCCCGCCGCGTTCCTTCAGCGCCGACGCAGCAGGACGGCCAGCCATCACAGGCGCGCGACGGTTCCGCGCTTCGGCCAGCGACCGGTTCAGCGCATCGACATTCCTGAACTGCATCCCCTGGGGGATTGCGCCTTGGATACCGGGCAGCGGGTGACGTTCCAGATATTCTTCGGTCGTCAGGCCCATGCGCACGGCCCGTGTCCGGTAGAACGCCACTGTCTGTATTGCGTTTGTCGTCGCCTCTTCCGTCGATTTACCAGCTATTCGCTGGCGCGATACAAACTCATCATAGATTTTCTCTTCAACAGCCCGCCAGCGTTCTTCATCCAGCCGGATGTCTTCGGCCTCATCCCACATCTCTTGCATGATGTCATCAAAGCGGGCGTTGAATTCAGCCGCTTGCCGCGCCGTCATGTCCATCGGATCGATCAGCATGTTTTCCATCAGGAACGCATCGTGTTCCGTTCCGGCAAGTTGTGCGGCATAGGTCGCAGTCGGGATTTTCAGATCGCCGCCAGACACGGCCAGCGCCGCGTCGAGATCGTCCCGCGTCACGCCTTCCAGTGCATCGACAACGGTATAGGGATCGACCCCGATGCTTTGGAAATACGAGGCGAATTCAGAGGCAGGCACATACACGTTTTCGAGCGGCCCGTTGACCGTCGCGCGCTCAACGAAATCGCGAAACCGCTCAGGCATCCGCGCCCGCAGCTTAGACGCCACGGCCTGCCCCGACAGTTCCTGAAACAGCGCCACGCGGGCTTCGGCATCCTGCGCCCGCGCCTGTTCCTCAGACAGCCGCGCCAGCCGCGACACGCCCGCGCCAAGGCCAGACATACCCAAGGTCGCAAGGAAGGTCTGGGCGACGGTATCGCGGATCGCTTCAGGCTGTTCCGAGATGAATTCGGAAACCGTCTTGTCAGGGTTCAGCGTCACCCATTCGTTGAAATTCTGGAACAGCGTCGTGGCCGTTTCGGTCGGGATTTCCCGCGCCAACTGATTGACGAGGATTTTCCCAAAGCCCGCGCCTTCCGCGATGTCGCCCAAGAACCGCCCGACCGGGATACGTTCGAACAGGGCTTCAGCCGCCGCATCGGTCGAACCATAGAGCAGCGCGCGCTCAGGCGACAGGCCAGCATCAAGGCCAGCCCGCGCCGACTGCCCACCAACCGCGACCGCGCCGGGAGCGATAAGCGCCGTGGCCAAGCCGGGGGTTGCCGTGCCGCCAGACAGCACCGCAAGAGCCATGCCCGGAATGGACAGGCCAAGGCTTTCCGAAGCGCCAGCCACCTGTTGACTGAACCACCCACCGGTCGGCCCGCCGATCACATCGATCATTTCCGTTTGGCGCGCGCCTTGATCAAGGAAGAAGTCGCTGAATGCGTTTTCACCGGGCAGGGCCGAGGCGACACCGATTGCGTTGTAAACGCCGCTTGCCAGACGAGGACCAGCACCAGCCGCCAGCCGCCGAGGCACCAGAGCCGCGCTTTCCCACCACGACAGCGTATCGAGATCATCCTTCGCCAGCGTTGCGTTCTCAGGATCGCGCAGCCAATCCGTCAGGCGCGGCGAAGAAGACAGGATCGTTTCTGCCCGCGTCTTTTCGATAGCCGCCTGAAACACCGACCGGTATTCGGAAACCATCGGCGCGGGGGGCTTGGGGTTCCCGGTCGCAGCGGCAAAATCAGTGGCCAGTTGCAGATCACCGGCCAGTTCATCCGGGTTCTTGTCAGACTGGCCGATCACGAATGCAGACGCCTTCACCTTCGCCTGTTGCTGTTTCGCTTTCCAGGCTTCGTAATCGGCAACCGACTGCATGGCATCCCCTTACTGTTGCGGGGGATCGACCTGATCCACAAACCCGCGCAATTGATCTAGTATCGTGAGATTGGTTGTCGTGACATTCCCGGTCGCGGCAGGGTTCACCGGCCCCGGCACATTCCGGCCCATCTGAAGGTCTTCGTAACGCTGCACCACTTCCTCATCGGACACAGGCAGGCCACCGCGTTCCAGCGACATATCGCGCCGGATCGCATCGCGGAGATCGCGCGGTATATCGTTGATCTCAACCACGATGTCAGCCGTCGCATTCGAAGGCGCGTTGATCGTTTCGAACAGCAACATATCGGTATCGTCAGAACCCCACTGGTCCGGCACATTCAGCACGACAGGCATCAGCAGCTTGTTTGTCATCGCCATGATGTCCATCTGCGAAGGCCGCTTGGTCGGGTTCGCTTCCTTCCACGCGCGCATTTCATCGGCCAGAGCAAGCTGAAACTGCGCTTCCCGCGCCGCCATCTCAGCCCGCTTCGAAGCATTGGCCGCGCCTGTCATGCCGGTCGTGGAAATCCCGACCGCTTCCAGTTGCGTCTTCGCCCAGCCCATCGCCTGATTTACGTCGATACCTTCTTCCCGCGCCTTCCGCTCATCCGACAGAACCGATGCCTGCTTGTCGATCAGCGTTTTCAAATCGGTTTTCGACAGGTTGTTGATCACTTCAGGCGCAGTCAGATCGACCCGCGCGAATTCGACAGGATTGGTCGCGGCATACAGCGTCAGATCACGTTGCAGGATGGGATCAGTCGTGATCTCGCCCTGTTTCGCCTCATAGTCCATGAACCCCTGCACCGCTTCCCGGCCAGCCGCGATCTTCAGGTCCAGCGGGATTTCAGACATCGGAACGCCCTGCACCACCATCGACCAGATGTCGGACTTCGCCGCCTGCCCCCGCGCGCTTTCAGCCTTCGAACGCATCTCGAACTGAGCGTTCAGTTGCTTCATCGCAGCAGCCCGAACTTCAGGGTCTTGGATTTCATTCACCCGCGCCATCGCCGCGTCAAACGACACGGCAGACGCCCGATAGGACACGCCATCCATCGCAGGAACAGCAGTCGATCCAGCCCCGCCACCGCGCGCGCCAGCCGGTTCGATGTGCCAGCTTTCCCACGACATCGGGAACCGCAGCCCATAGGCCCCAGCGTTGTCATGCACCCACTGCCGCACTTCGGCAGGAGCCTTGTCGAGACGCACCCCGTTATACCAGATGTCCACCGCGTTCCCGTGTTGATGATTGGATGCACCTGGCATCCCGACCATTTCCGTGAACCTGCGACCCGCGCTGTTCCTGACCCCTTGGAACGTGCTGCGCCACTTCTGGCCAGCCGCCACCGGCCCCATCGCCGCCACGTCAGCGTTCCATTCAGCGATCCGGCCCCCCAGACCATACGCGGCCATGTTTTCCGCAATGATCTCAGCCTGCCGTTCTTCCGACCGATAGCCCGATCCGATCTGAAGGCCGGGGAACGGCGCGTCTTCGAACATGGCCAGCAGGTTTGTGGCAAACCCTTCGTTCAGCCCGTCAACGTGATCCCTGCCCTTGCCAGCAGCCGCAGCACGGCCATACAGGCGCTGTCGCACAGCAGTAGGCCCAGCCGCGCCAACCGTGCCTTCAGCGGCCCCAGCGCCCGTGTCCCGCGTCATGCCGAGGATTTCAGTGACGTGACCCAGCGCCTCTTCCTCTATGGCGAAGGGCTTCAGTTCAGCTTCCAGTTTCATCCGCGATGCAGGATCGATCAGGTCCGACTTGGAGTTCAGATATTCAATCGCCTTCGTCGCGCCACCCGGTTGAGACGCCATCGCCAGAGTGACCTGAGAGTAAACCTTGGTGGCGAACGCTGTCCGGTTCTGATTGATCACGTCAGCATTGCCAGACAGGCCGACAAGATCAGCCTGATTGTCCAGAAGCATGAACCCGCGCGCCACGATCTCATCGACCTTTTTCGGGTTGTTGAAGTTCGCCACCGCTTCAGCTTCACGCTGCGCCATCGCGGCATTATGCGAAGCCTGCGCCCATTCCTTTGTTCCCTGCGCCGAATGCACAATCCCGGTTCGCATCTCGCTTGTAGTCGAGGCTGTCACCGCATCGTTGTAGTATCGCGCAGCCGGTCCCTTGAGGCTTGCGGCAAACTTCTTGTTGATCTCTTCGATCTTCGCAGTGTAGCCCTGATAGCCGTTTGCGGCATCCGCGCCCTGAGTTGTCAGGTATCCATTCGGCCCATACTGAAGATCAAGGATTTCACGGTCCCGCGCAGTCTGGGCATCCGTCGCTTCCAGCCGCGCCTTGAAATCGTTCAACTGCGACACGGCTTCCGCAGCCTGCCCCAGCCCCTGCCCGATGGACTGCATCCCTTGGCCCATCGACTGCATTCCGCGCGCCACGCCACCGCCGAAGGCATCAGCAGAGGCCCGCACATCCACACCCTGTTGCATGTCGGGGCGCAGACGGACTTCGCGCATCGTGTATGTAGGGACAGTCACCATCAGGCGTTCACCTTCTTGTAGTTGGCATAAGCTTGCGCCCCGCCGCCGAGGATCGTTCCAGCCGCCTGCATGAAACCAGACCGCTTGCCCATCCGGCCAGCGATTGCTGCGTTCTCACCTTCGGCTCGCAGCGCCCCGGCCTGTGACGTGAAATTCGCGCCCTGTTGCCGAATGTCGCGTTCTTCCCGCGCGGTATTCGTGCGGATCGTCAGCGCGTCCAGTTCGCCCATCGTGGCAGTATCGACCAGAGTATCCAGAGGCGACCCAAACGTGAGATCGACACCGTTCGCAGCCATAGCCGCGCGCTGTTTCCCGATGATCTGGGATGTCTTCATCCGCTGTTGCTGTTCTTCGATCTGCCCGCGTTCGACAGCATCGCGCGCCTGCCGTTCGCTGATCTTCGCGTTCATCGTTGCGACTTGGGCATTATAGTTTGCAGCCTGTTGCGCCGCACGGCCCTGCATTTCCGCAGCGCGGCCTTGCTGGACAGCGCCAGCCGCGCCCATGACGGTCGAACCGATCATCATTGCAGTTACGGGATCAACACACATCGCGCGCCCTCAGTTCGAACATCATGAATTCGTGACCCCTATGCTTGAACGGTTCGGTAAACTGAAACCCCAGCCAGCGCAGCCAGCGGATCGCGATCTTGTTCCGGCAGTCAACGACATTCCGCAGAACCGAATACCGCGACAATAGTTGATCCCGCCAATGGACCGACCCGCGCAGGAATTCGACGCGGCATGACACAGCCCGATCCGATGCCAGAAGCCAAGGCGCACCCATGCCCGTCAGGATCGACAGATCGCCCGCGCCGAAGATCATTTCCGGTTGCCCGTCGATCAACACCGTCATGGAGATCGCAGACCGCTTGTATGAATGCACCAGCCCCCAGAGCGGCGACCGGCCAGTGGCGGCGATAACCTCATCCTTGTCAGCCTGCCGCATGACAGCCGCGACCCGACGCAGGTGACAGGCGCGCGTTGGTATGATCTGGATGTCAGCCGCCAAGGGTAATATCCGGCATGATCGCCAGCACAGTCATCGGCAGGGGATCAAACTGCTTCACAAACACCCGGCCCGCACTGTTCCAATCCCAATAGGGAGTGATCGAGATGTCGCCCGTGTATAGCTGGATCGCCTCATCCCATGCTTCGGTCGCGCGCTGTTTATACTCCACCAGCTTCCCGCTATTGCGCGTCCCGTCATCCGGCCCGATCCAGATGCCGCGCGTCTCTTCGACCCGCAGCGTCACTTCTGAAACCGACTTCATCCGCCCCTGCACCGTGCCGAGGCCGCGCACCTGCCCCAGATCGAGATCAAGAGTTTGCAGCGAGGCCGTCATGTGCAGGCCGATATGGACCTTAGTCGCAGCATTCGGCAGCGTCACAGACCCGCCCGTGACCGTCAGGCCGCGCACCACGTTGCCATCGGCCAGCGCCACCACATGCTTGCCTTCCAGATGCCCAAGGCCAGAGATCACCGTTGCCGCCGCGCCGGTATAGGTCAGGCCGCTATCGACGAAAAACGCATCCGACACATCGGTCATCACGCGAGTATGCAGCCGTTCGATGTATCGCCGCTGTGCGCCATTGATATGTCGCCGCACGATGAAATAGGGAACGTCTTCCGTCCCTTCGGCGATCACCGTCACATCTTCAAAATGCGCGTTGTGACTTTCGTGCTCTGTCCAAGCCCAGATTTCATGTTCCCGCATGTAGGTCAGCGACACCAGCGCGCCGTTGTCCAGCACCACCCAGACCATCGAATAGGGAGCCTGAGCATAGGCCCAAGCCACGATGGACCGTTCTTCGAACAGCGACCGCGCAAGGATCGTCAGGTCTTTCCCCGTAAACCCGTCATTCGCAAATTCATAGGAGAAGTCACGCACCACCCCGCCGCGCGCCTGAGCGAACATCACCGTTTCACCGACCGCAATCGGCTGCACATCCGAGGAACCGCGATAGCCCTGATTTTTCACGTTGATCTGGGTCGGAGTAATCGGCGATCCCTGCCCGTCACCAGACACCACCCATTCAGCGCCGGATGTCAGGACCATCAGGCCGCGAGATGCGATCATCGACCTGATTTCATTTACCTGCTTTGCCTTGATCCTGAAGATGATCGCGTCACTGTCTTTCGCAGGAGACGCCGACCCGAAGTTCTCATATGACGCCGACTGAGACATCCAGACGCCTTGTGGCTCATTTTTCGTAGAGGCAAAGCACAGCCTTTGTTCGAAGAAGGTCGCGCATCGCGGATAGTTCCCAGCGCCCACAAAGGGATTGAACCCGTCCTGTGGTCCGGTCGAGATGTCAGAAGTGATATTCTCATCCACGAAAGACAGACCATCAGACCGGCCAATGTATCCATAGGAACCATTTTCCTTGCGATAGATGTTGTATTCCGATGCGCCAGCCACAGCCGCCCAAGTGATCGTGTTGATGTTCCCCTTGATGGACATATCGTTCGAGACGGTCGCAGGCGTAGACGGCAGGCTTTCTTCCCCGGTCGCATCGGACACAGCCGAGACGACATAGGAGTAGCTTTTCCCAAACTGGACCGTAGCAGTGACGCCGGTTGGGGTTGCAGGCGGCGACGAGCCAGACGCAGCGCCGGGGATTGCCGTGCCGTCGCCCGTGAAGATACCGCCACCGTTCACCGGCATGTCAGCAGATGTCGCAGTCGTGATCGCCACGATCCCGGTCGAGGCATCCGACCGATAGACCCGATAGGACACCGCCCCGGCCACCGCGTTCCACGATATGCGGATGAACCGCCCGTCGAAGTTTTCCCATTGGAACGACACGTTCACCTGAGCAGCCGCCGCGCTTTCCCCGCCAGCAGCAGACACAGCCGACACCCGAAACCCGAAGGTCGTGGTCGATCCAGTGCGGAACTTCCACCGGGCGTTCGCGGCCACCGATCCCGGCGCGGCGATCTTCGGCGCGAACGTCACCGCCGAGATCGTCCAGTTGTTATCCGCGAGGCGCGACAGTTTCTGAACCGGATAGTCCTCATGGCAGAGATACATCACATCCGCTTCCTGGATGAATGTCAGGCTGTCCGCAGCCGCCGCCGTGTATGGCGTCACCAGTTCATATGGAGACGCGCCAGATAGCACCAGCGCGCCGTTCTTGAACACGCGCATGTAACTGCCGCCAAACTCCAAAATGTAGGACTGTTCAGTGTTGAACTGGAACGGGATCAGCCTTGTCTTCGCCGCGCTTGTCTTGACTTCCCGGATAAATTCCAGACCGGCCCGGTTCGACGCGCCGCCGTGGGGATGGATGAACAGGTTCACCGCCGTCTTGAGGCCGGATGCATACTTCGCCAGATCGACGCGCGACCACAGCGAAGGCGACAGGACGCCGCCAGTGAATGACGGTTGATATGCGCGCAGGTCAGACATCAGCCGATCACCCCGCCAGCTTCAGCCCGCGCCTTGGCAAACACGCTTTCGTGGTCGGATGTTTCCCGCGCCTCATTCGCGTCCATCATCTGAGCCTGCCCCGTAGCCATCGTGGCCATCTGGTAGGCTTCGGCCCGCACCTTGGGATCGCGCGTCAGAGGCATGGCCAGCCGCACCGCGAGATGCCAGCCCAAGGCTTCGATGAACAGAGGCGGGAACTTGGTCGGATCAGTCTGCAAACTGGTGTATCGCAGGAAGGCGGGCGACAGGTTGCAGTAGATCGTTTGACCTTCGATCTCATACGGGATCGCCAGTTCATCCTGCAACGACAGCGCCGGATCGTTTTCGGAATACTGAGGCCGCAGCCAGCGCACCTTCATGCAGTCGGCAGGCCGCGCATAGGCATAGGACCACTGGCCTACACGATCATTCGTGATCTGGGCCAGCGATACCGTCGCGCCTGCAAACCGCCACGGATAGCCCTGAAGCAGAATGTCGCGCGTGTGTTCATAGAACTGCGAACAGGCACGGGCTTCGGCCCCGGCATCGGTCAGGGCTTGGATGTTGTCTTTCCCGATGTTCGACAGGGCGAGGTTGCAGAT